TGTTCGGAGAAAAGACAAGCCTAATAGATTCTCACAAAGTTGGGGATATGGTAGACGTTCACTTCAACCTATCCTCAAGAGAGTTTAACGGAAAGTACTACCACAATATAGACGCTTGGAAGATAGACTCTTCTTCAGCGGGAACAACTGAGTCTGAATGGAAGTCTACTAAGGACACCTCAGATTTACCTTTCTAATTATTCATAATTAGTTTTTAGTTAATAGTTGTAGAGGGGGTTCGCCCCCTTTACTTAACCTTAAAAGTGTTTAGATATGTCTAAAGAAACAAAAATGACACAAACAGAGCTTAATAAAAGAATTAAACAAGTAACGATGGAGGCTGAATTTAGATTCAAGTGCTTAGAATTAGCACTACCTTTATCAAAAACAGTAGATAGTTTATTAGAAAATTCTGATAAAATATATAACTACTCTTTTCATCTTGGAGGAAAAAAGACCGATGATAAGGAATAGCGATAAGTTTTTGGAGGCAATTAATTTTGTCTCCAACCTTACGGGGACTTCAACAAGGAAAATACTATCGAAAAAAAGAGATAGAGATTACGTAGTCTCTAGGCATTTTTTAAGATACTATTTAAGGACAAAGTTCGATATGAGATTTAGAATCATTGGAGAGCTTACTAACTGTCACCACGCAACCGTTATTCACTCAATTAAATTTGTAAACGACTACTCTATTTTTGATAAAACCCTTAAGGGGTACAAGGATAGTGTTGATAATTTGAGTGACGAAAGCTTTGAAGACAAGTACTTAAGAGATTATTTAAAGCTTAAAGAAGAGGTTATAGAGATTCTTGACAAGAAGAACTCTAACCATTTTAAGTGTAGTCAGTTACTAACTTTAATAAATAAAGAAAATGAATCAAGCAGAGCAATTAAATAGGGGGTACTCAAGAGGGGTTGTCGCTATTTGCGTTAAAGAGCAAGAAGCTACCTATTTTTCTAGTGTACGTAGTTGCGCGAAATATTTAGGAAGAAACCCCGCAGCGGTAACGAAAGTTTGTCAAGGGGCTTGGCACACTTGTAACGACCATAGATTATATTATGAAGAGGATTATGTAAAAGAATTTGGGAAGATTCTAAAAGATTGGGAGGATTAAACTATGAGCAGAGGTTTTAAAGGGATTTGGATTCCTAAAGAGATATGGGAGTCTAAAGGAATGTCTATGCAAGAAAAAATATTCTTAGCAGAGATACATAGCTTAGATAATGAGCAAGGCTGTATAGCTAGCAACGCTTACTTTGCTGAGTTCTTTGGGCTTAGTAAGTCTAGCGTTAGTAGGATTGTTTCATCTTTAGTTAAAAAGAATCTTATAAAGGTTATACTTACGTATAAGCCTAATAAAGAGGTTGATAAAAGAATTATTAGGTGCGAAAAGTACGGAAACAAAGAGGTTAAGCTTGTTGATAAAGTTAAGCCACGTACAACAAAGCTTAAAGACTTATACATTACAGACGAGGAAACTTCTTCGCTTGTAAAGGAGGTTATTCATTACTTAAATAAAAAGGCTGAGAAGAACTTTAGAAACACTAACGCATCTGCAAAGTTTATAGTTGCAAGGCGTAAGGAGAGCTACTCTTTAGATGACTTTAAAAGGGTTATAGATGTTAAATGTTCTCAATGGATTAACACAGATTTTGATAAGTTCTTAAGACCTTCAACTCTTTTTAACGCCACAAAGTTTCAAGAGTACTTATCTGAGAAATTTATACCTACGAAAAAGGATATTGTAGAAAAGGTTGCTAACTCTCAAAAAGGATTCTACGATGTATAAGGTTAGTAATAAGGATGATATAAAAAGGTACGCGGGTAATATCTTTAGAAACGGTCTCCCTAAAGGAGTTTCTACGGGAATACCCTCGCTAGACCCTCACTACAAATATCGCAAAGGAGAGTTAGATGTTATCATGGGGTTAGCAAATATAGGGAAAACCACCACTATGTTTTACTTAATGCTAAATGCGTCAATGAGATATGGATGGAAGTGGTTGTGCTACTGCCCTGAGAATGAGCCTGTTGGAGATATGATTTCCGATATAGCGGAGATGTTTATAGGAAAAAGCGCAGATAAAGATAGAAGCGATAGAATGAGTAGTACTGAATTTAGCTCCGCTATTGATTGGGTTTTAGAGCATTTTACTATAATAACATTTGAAGACCAACCCTCAGCATCTCAAGTCTTAGAGGCTTTTGAAGAGCAAATGGAAGTTGTTAAATACGACGGATGCCTTATAGACCCTTTGAATGATTTAAGAATTGAGAGCGGGTTTAGTAAGTACGATTACTATTATTCTATGCTATCTAACATAAGAAGATTTAAGCAGAAGCATAATGTAAAGTTTATTCTTACAACCCACGCGGGAACTGCGGCAGCTAGGAAGAAAGACGACGCGGGCAGAGTCCCTGCGCCAAGTATGTATGACGTAGAGTTTGGAGGGATGTTTGCTAATAGAACTGACAATTTTATAGTAATACATAGGCACTTAAATAGTGAGCAGTGGGATACAACTGAGATACACGTTAGGAAGATTAAGTTTCAGAAATTAGTTGGGCTACCAACTCAAGAAGATAGACCAGTATATTTGAAATTCTCGCCAAAAAGTTGTAGATTTACATATCTTAACCCAAGTCGAGGCGGGTACTTTATAGACCCTTTAAATGATACTTCTCTATCTAACGTAGTCTCTGAAGCAGAATTAGGATTTTAACCAAAAAAACAAGAGTAAAATGGCAAGATTAAAGGAATTTTTAATCCAAGAACAAATGCGTTTAGAAGGCAACTTTAGAGAGAGAGACCACTTTGAGTATTTAGCTTGGAGAAAGCAACTAGAAATAGAAGAGCAAGAATATGAAAGACAAGAAAAAATCAGGTCGCTATCATACGAACAAAAAAGTAAAGAGTAGTATTGATAAGCTCCTAAAGCAAAACGCTAGGAATGTTTCTAACTTTTGCACAGGAAGTAAGTACGATTTAAAAACCCAAGAAGCTTTTGATTTAGCGTGGTCTAACATTGAAAACGACATCAAGGAGCTAGACGAACAAATGTATAACATAATAGTAAAGCAAGATGACTGAAAAAAGTAAAGAGCAATTAGAGAAAGAAGAGGCAGTAGCAAGAGAAACTTGGGACTCTTGGGTTGGTGACTTAGAAACTAAAGAGCAACCTAGCTGCAACATTGATAACCCTGATGATTGTGAGGCTTGCGGAAGTTAGAGCGCTAAAGCTATAACGTAAACCACCACCATTATCACCGCATACAGAAACTTTGTAAATTTATTCATGCTGTAAATATAAGCACAAAATCATTAATCAAGGTTAGGTAAATATTAAGAAAACATTAAGTTATGCAAGTAGCAGAGGAATCGTTAAAGTTAATGAGGGATATGACAGCTAATAACGAAGAGAATAGTTTTATGGCTGCGTATTCCGAGATGACCGTAGAGGTGTCTAAAATGAGAGATGAATTAAACACACACGCAGGGAGGTTATCCGCTGAAGTGTTTGATAAAAAAGAAAATAGAGTTGACGAGTTGGAGAAGTGTTTAATATTATTCAATCAGTCATTCTTTAAACTACTCCACTATAAGCAAGAAATGATTATATGGAAAAGAAAATGTTTGGAAAAGGAGATGGAATTTATTAACTTCGTCACTAAAGGATTAGACAATGAGCAAAATAGAGCAACAAGTTTGTAGTAAAATTTTAAAGCGCTCTGAGGTTGGGAAAGAGAAATACGGAACAACTATGGAGCGAGGAGATTTAAGCGTGTTAGAATGGCTTATACACACCCAAGAAGAGCTTATGGATGCTTGTGTCTACATAGAAAAACTTATAGATGAGAAAAAAGAAGAAGAGTCCCATAAGAACTGCTGCTGTGAAAGCAGGATTCCGAAGTGGACTAGAACATCGAGTTTGGAAGAATTTGAAACAAAGAAAAGCAAAAGGGATTGAGTACGAAACCCTTAAGATTAAATATGTAATCCCCCTGAGTGAACACTCTTACACCCCTGATATAATCTTACCTAACGGTATTATATTAGAGGTGAAGGGTCGTTTAGTCAAAGCGGATAGGGATAAGCATTTGTTAATCAAAGAACAGCACCCTAATTTAGATATTAGATTCTTATTTCAAAGCGCAAACAATAAAATAAGAAAAGGCAGCCAGACCACGTATGCCCAATGGTGTGATAAAAA